ACGTGCTGTGAAGGCCATGATAAAGGCCGATGCTAATGCTAAATTGGCAGATTTTGAGCTTCGTTTATATGGTTCTCGTGATATGATTACTGGTGAGATAACCCTTGAACAGGGTGACCATTCTTATTTTTTTGATGAGGAGGAGTTAGATGCAGTACTCGGCGACGCGTGAAACGCGTGGGGTTGTAAACCCTAATACCGTTTTCGAGCAAGTAGGGATTCCTGGCGGTATCCCTTCTTCTCGATTTGATTTATCCAATCAAGTCATCGGAACTATGGATATGGGAGTCCTATATCCTGTTTTTTGTCGTCTGGCGTTACCTGGTGATCGTTATCAATTAGGCCAACGGACGGTAGTACGCTGGAATCCTTTATTAGCGCCTATACTTCACCAGGTTGACACAGTTTTTTATTCGTTTTTTTGTCCTGCTCGTCTTTTAGACGAGAATTGGGAAGAATGGATTACTGGAGGTCTAGATGGTGAAACCGCGGTTTCTCTTACTCGTTGGACTTCGCCCAGTCCTAATACGGCTGGATCTCTTTGGGATTGGATGGGTATGCCCATTGGCGTTACGCCCCATGCCGATTATGCTCCTTTGGCTCTTCCCCGCGCGGCTTATAATTTCGTCTGGAACAGTTATTTTCGTGATCAATCTTTTCAGACTGAAGTAGATTTAACTTCGGATGCACTTCAGTATGCGGATTGGCAGAAAGATTATTTAGCTTCTGCTTTGGAGAATCAACAACGTGGTACTGCGCCGGCTTTACCGGTTTCTGGCACTACGTCTGCGGTATGGGATAATACCACTATTCTTAACAATGGTACGATTTCTTCGAATATTGGGGTAAACATTGCCGGTTCGGACAATAAGCTTTATACCAATACTGGTGGCACGACTAGCCAGAATAATTTAATCGGAGCATTAAATGATAATTTTGTCGATCTTTCTTCTGCTACTACTTTCGATATCTCTCAGTTTCGTCTTGCTGCTGCTATGCAGCAACTTATGGAGTTAAACTCCAGAGGTGGTATTCGTTACACCGAGTTTCTTAAAAACGGCTACGGTGTATCTCCTACTGATTCTCGTCTTGATCGACCGGAGTATATTGGGAAAGTTACTATGCCCTTAATATTTTCCGAAGTACTTCAGACTTCGGCTACTGATAGTCAACCGAGTCCACAAGGTAATCTTGCTGGTCATGGTATTGGTGCTGTAGAAGGCATGATAGGTTCTTATAATGTAGAAGAATTCGGCGTAATTCTTACTTTGGTTTGTCATAGGCCTAAGGCCGTTTATACCCAGGGCTTTGATCGTGAGTGGATGCCACAAAACCGTTATGAGGTATATCACCCGCTGTTTGCGAATTTAAGCGAACAGGCTATTTTGAAAGGAGAAGTATATGCGACGGGCGTTTTGGCTGAGGACTCGGCTATTTGGGGCTATCAGGCACGTTTTTCGGAACTCCGATATGCCCGTTCCCGTGTTGCTGGTCTTATGCACTCTGATTTTGATTATTGGCATCTTGCTCGTCAATTTAGTTCTGCCCCTGCTCTAGGGGCTTCCTTTCTTTCCTATGATTCGACTATCCGTAAGGATATTTTAGCCGCTCCAAGTGAGCCGGCTATGATGGTTTCAGTAGGCAACCGAGTTTTGGTTGATCGTCCAATACCCGCTACCCCCGTACCAGGGCTTGGGAGGATATAATGCAAATTGATCCGAAATCTAAAATTTTTGAGACCGCTTCGCGGTCAAAGGATTATCCAAAAGGGTTTTATCACAAATATAACAGGGTCCGGGAGGCCCCTGTTACCTACGTTCAAGTAGATAAAGTCGCTCGTGCCGGCTACCGGACAATTAAGCAAGAAATTACGGAACTTCTTGCTGCTGGTAAAGCTTTAGATGAGCATCGACGCTTTACTTACCAACACCCTGACGGGGTTATTCCCCCGTCTTCTCCGCCGGCAAATCGTCCGCCGGATTGGGACGTTGTAGATCAGCGCAGGGAAACCGCAGAGTTAAAATCGAAAGCTGAAGCTTCGCTAAAGGCCGAACAAGAGGAGCAAGAGCGACTTAATAAAGTTCGAGCCGAAAAAGCGGAGGCGGAAAAAATCGCCGAGCATAAGCGCTTGTCGGCGCTTGCTACCCCGAAGAATGAGGGGGCCATATGAAAAACCTTGTTGTTCATATGGCCCGTTCGCCATTTACTTATGGTGTAACGGAATAGGAGCTAAAAATGAGTATATTAGCTGCTCTTGTGCCTGCTATAGGGTCGGTTGCAAGCGGTTTATTTTCTGGTATTGGTGCAAATCAAAGAAATAAACAGAATTTGGAGTTTCAACGCGATGCTTTGCAGAGAAATATTGACATGCAACATACCGCTTGGGCTCGTGAGGATAATGCGGTACAACGTCGAGTATCTGATCTTAAAGCTGCTGGTTTAAATCCTGTGTTAGCTGCGGGTTCTGGAGCTCAAGCTAGTACTCCAAATGTTTTACAAGGTCCGCAGTTAGGAATGTCTGGCGGTGAAGCTGCAGCAAAAGGTTTTGGCGACGCTTTAGATAAAATGGCTGCTTTTTTGACTTTAAACCAGGCTAAGGCGCAAATAGATCGTACTAAGGCAGAGACGAAAGCTATAGAGGTTCAAACAGGTATTAAAGAGTCTGAGGCTCCATATGTTGCTGAAAGACATCGTTTGGCTAATGAAGCTGCTCAGCATGGTATAGATAGACAACAGTTTGATAACTGGATGAAAGAACTCGAACAAAAACTTGCTTGGCGTGCCATGAATTTTGACGAGAAAGGGAATTTCATTGATCACGAAGGTACTGGATCTGATCAGGGTATCTTTGAAAAAGCTTACCGTGCGCGTTTGGCAAATGATTTAGCTCAAGCATCGCTTGCTGGAGATGATGCCAGAATTCGGTCGACCTTGAATTCTATTGGAATGGGAAGTACAATTACCAGACAAATTATTGATTTGTTAAAAGTATTTGCCAGTGCAAGGAGGTAAAAATGGCTAGGCGTAATAAAAGACGCGGATACCGCGTTTCTCGCGGTGGGATTCGTCTCTAGGTAATTTACCTAGGTATTTTACTGGGTATGCTGACAAAATGTAAACATTTTGTTGACATACCTTTTTTTTTGTGTTATCGTTATTTCAAGGAGTTTGAAATGAGATACAAATATTATTTAGAGTTGTCGGAAGACCGGTGCCAGACTTGGCAGCCTTTCGCTATGTTTTCCTCGCTCAACTCGGCGATGACTTGTAAAAATGTTTTTCACGTTCCAGAGCCTTCTGGAAGGTTTATACGTTGTCGTCGCTCCGACGGAAAGATTTATGCATAATGGTTTGTTTAAATCCTTTTTTGGTTAAGGGACCTGGCCCTAATGGTGGTTTCGAGGTCCCTTGTGGCAGGTGTGTCCCCTGCCGTGTTGCGAAGGCTCGTGAGTGGGCTGTACGCTGTGTATGTGAGCTTGGCTACCATGATCACGCTCATTTCGTTACGTTGACCTATGACGAAGAACATTTAGTTCGTGGTTACATGGGTCATGGTCATCTTATGAAAAGCCATTTACAGGCTTTTTTTAGGGAGGTTCGGAGGGATTACCCTCCTCGTACTGTTAAGTACTTTGCGTGTGGTGAATATGGTTCCGACAATGGTCGGCCCCATTATCACGCTATCATATTCGGTGTTTCTGATACCGATTCTTATTCTCGTGCTTGGAAGCACGGTATTATCCATATTGGTACTGTTACCTATGATTCTGCTCGTTATGTGGCAGATTATCTTCTAAAGTCCTATGAGGACTCTGATTTTGCTCTTCACGAGCGTTTTTTGCCCCGTCCTTTTATTCTTTTATCTCAAGGTCTTGGGGCTTCATTTGCTCGTGATAATGCTTTGCAAATTTCTACTCTAGGTTTTCGTATAGCACTCTCTAATGGTGCTCTTACTGGTGTTCCCCGTTATTTCCGTAAGGTTCTAAAAATCTCGACTGACGAGTTTCGGCAGTCTGTTATCGATGCCGGTATTTCGAAGGATTTGTTTGATTTTTGGCGTAAACGCCCAGAAATGGTACGTAATTCTGATTGTTTACCGGTTTCTGATACATTTTGGTTTAAAACTGTTTTATTGCCTCGTGCGCGTAAGGAGAGCGCCAAGGCACTCGTTGGCCGTAGAGCTCAACGAGAATCTAAACTATAAATCGAAGTTACTACTTCGATTTGCCCCCCGGGAGGGCTTGTATGAAAATACTTATATTTTCAGTTAAGGATATCGTTTCTCAACGATTTGGTCCGCTATTTGAGCAGCCTAATGTAGCCGCTGCGAAACGTGCTGTGAAGGCCATGATAAAGGCCGATGCTAATGCTAAATTGGCAGATTTTGAGCTTCGTTTATATGGTTCTCGTGATATGATT